TCGTTCTTCTGGGTGCCGGAGGAGAACATCAAGCAGCGCGCGAAGGTCGACCGTGTGCCATACGACGTTTGGGCGCGGCAGGGCCTCATCCGGCCGACGCCAGGCAACGTGATCGACTACGACGTCATCCGCCGAGACATCAACGAGCTCGGCAAAAAGTTCCGGATCCGCGAGCTCGCGATCGACCGCTGGAACGCGACGCAGCTCACGACGCAGCTCACGGGAGACGGATTCACGATGGTGCCGTTCGGACAGGGGTTTGCGTCGATGAGTGCACCGTCGAAGGAGCTCGAGAAGCGCGTCACCGGGCGATCGCTGCGGCACGGCGGCAATCCGGTGCTGCGGTGGATGGCGTCGAACGCGGCGAAGTCGCAGGACCCGGCGGGCAACATCAAGCCCGACAAGGGCGCGAGCTCAGAGAAAATCGACGGCATTGTCGCGCTCGCGATGGCGCTCGGCCGGCTCTCGCTGCAGAAGTCCGGCGGCTCGATCGACGACTGGCTCGCGACGCCGCCGCGCTCGACGGCGACTGCAGCATGATCCTCGGCAGCGTCCAGCGCTGGCTCGGCCGCAAGGCGTACGCGTACGCCTCGCGGGTAGCGAAGCTCACCGATCCGGTGCTCTCGAGCTGGTTCGGCGGCGGGCCGACCGCCGCCGGCGTGCGCGTCGACGACGACGCGGCGCTGCGCGTGTCGACGGTGTGGTCGTGCGTGCGGATCCTGGCCGAGACGGTCGGCGCGCTGCCGTGGGGGATCTACGAGCGCCGCGGCGATACCGACTCGGTCGAGGTGCGCGACCACCGGCTCGCCGCGGTGCTCTCGCAGCCGAACCAGGACATGACCTCGCTCGAGTTCCGCGAGGCTGAAATGGCGAGCCTCGCGTTGTTCGGCAACGGCTACGCGCGGATCGAGCGGAACACGCGGGGCGATCTCTCCGAGCTGCAGCCGCTCCCGCGGCCGAACGTCAAGGTCGAGCGCGACCAGGCCGGGCGGGCGCAGTGGGCGTTTCTAGAGCGCGGGAAGTGGGAGCCGATCCCGAGCGATCGCCTGTTCAAGCTGCGCGGGTTCGGGTGGAGCGGCATCGAGGGCCTCTCGCCGATCGCGTTCGCGCGCGAGTCGATGGGGCTCGCGATCGCGACCGAGCGGTTCGGCGCGACGCTGTTCTCGCGCGGCCTGAATCCGTCGATGATCGTGTCGGTCGAGGAATGGCTCGAGCCGGACAAGGCGGCTAAGGCGCGCGAGAAACTCGAGGCGCAATACCAGGGCTGGGCCGGCAACGCCGGCGTCCTGTTCCTGGACGGCAAGATGAAGGCCGATCGCGCGTCGATCCCGCCCGAGGATGCGCAGTTCATCGACACGCAGAAGTTCACCGTGCCGCAGATCTGCCGGTTTTTCCGGGTGCCGCCGCACATGGTGTTCGACCTCGAGCGCGCGACGTTCTCGAACATCGAGCAGATGGCGACCGAGTTCGTGATGTTCGACCTCCTGCCGTACCTCGTACGGTGGGAGCAGGCGATCTCGCGGTGGCTGATGACGCCGGCGGAGCGCTCGCGGTTCTTCTTCAAATTCAAGTTCGAGGGGCTGCTCCGCGCCGACTCGATCTCGCGCTCGCAGCTCTACTCGACGCTGCTGCAGAACGGCGTCCTCTGCCGCAACGAGGTGCGCGTGCTCGAGAACCGGCCGCGCAGCGACGCCGAGGGCATGGACGACTTTACCGTGCAGTCGAACATGACGGTGATACAGCTCCTCGAGCAGCTCCAGCGCGCCAACGCGAGCGCAGCGGCGAATGCGAAGGCGGCGGCGAATCTGCACACTGCACCTCGAGCGTGACTACAGTGTCGTCGACGAGAAGCTCGCGGCAATCGCGGAAGTCAATCGGAAGAGAGGGCCCACGCAATGAAGCAGCGGCATTTCCCGTGCGAGTTCAAGGCGAAGGACGCCGGCAAGTTCACCGGCTATGCCGCGGTATTCGGCAACGTCGACCAGGGTTTCGACGTGATCGAGGAGGGCGCGTTCAAGGAGTTCGTTCGCAACGCCGCCGGCCTGGTCAAGGTGCTGTTCAATCACCGCATGGGCGAGCCGCCGATCGGCCTCGCCGAGGTGTCGCAGGACTCGAAGGGCCTGCGCGTCGAGGGCGAGCTCGTGCTCGCCGATCCGATCGCGGCGCGCGTGCACACCGGAATGAAGGCCGGCACGCTCGATGGCATGTCGATCGGCTATGACCCGCTGCCGGGTGGCGCGGAGATCACCGACGCCGGCGTGCGCCGATTGAAGAGGCTCAAGCTATGGGAGGTGAGCGTCGTCAACTTCCCAATGAATCCGCTCGCGCTGGTCGACTCCGTCAAGACCGCCGGGCAGATCTGCACGATTCGCGATTTTGAGGACTTCCTTCGGGACGAGGGGGGGTTCTCTGCCGCCAAGGCGAAGGCGCTCGCCTCGGGCGGATGGAAGGCGCTGCAGCAGTCGGCTCGAGACGAGCCCGACCTGGCCGCGGCGATTCAGCGTCACGCGGCGGCGCTCGCCGCGCTCTGATCCCCTCATCAACTCCGAAAGGAATCACGCAATGTCCTACAGTTCCCAACTGCGGGCGCTCGTCGTCGCGCTCCTCGCGCTGATGCTCGACCCGATCCGGCGCTACTGCGAACGCAACCTAGTGCTGTTCGCCGGGCCCGAGGAGCAGAAGCTGCTCGAGGCCGTCGACGCGCTAACGAAGGCGTCGAAGCAGAGTTCCGAGCGTCTCGGCGAGCAGATCGAGAAGGCGATCGGCGAGGTCAAGAGGGTCGAGACTCTCACCGGCGAGACGAGCGCCGAGCTCAAGAAACTCGGCGAAGCCGCGGTCAAGACGAACACCGAGATCGCCGCGCTCAAGCAGCAGGTGCTCGACCTCGAGCAGAAGGGCATCAAGCCGCCGAACCCCAGCGACCCGGCCGCTGGCGAGACGCCCGGCTCGATCGTGGCGAAGAGCCCCGAGCTCGCCGCCGCGCAGAAGTCCGGCGAGCCGCGCATGGGGCCGGTGCAGGTGAAACGGTTCTTCGAGAAGGCGGCAATCGTCAACGCCACCGGCTCGAATCAACCGCTCGTGCCGGCGCACCGGATGCCGGGGATCGTCGTCGCGGCCGAACGGCGGATGACGATTCGCAACCTCATCCCGGCGTTTCCGACGGTGTCGAATTTGATCGAGTACGTCAGCGAGACGTTCACGAACAACGCCGGGCCGCAGGGCGGGTCGAGCTCGCCGGCCGAAACCGAGGGCCAGGTGAAGCCCGAGTCGGCGATGAGTTTCACGCTCGCGTCGAAGGCGATCGTCACGCTCGCGCACTGGATCCCGGCCTCGCGCCAGGTCCTCGCCGACGCGCAGATGCTCGGCGCGCACGTCGACAACCGGCTGCGCTACGGCCTTGCGCTCGAGGAGGAGGATCAGATCCTCAACGGCGCAGGCACCGGCGGCAACATCGACGGCCTGCTCAACCAGGCGACCGCGTACAACGCCGGCGCGACCGGCGACCAGCGGCTCGACACGATCCTCAAGGCGATGCGCCAGGTAATGAATAGCGAATACATCGCCGACGGGATCCTGCTGTCGAATTTCGACTGGACCGAGATCCTGCTGCTGAAGGACACGCAGGGGCGCTACCTCTTCGGCAATCCCGCCGAAATGCGCGCACCCCAAGTTTGGGGCCTGCCGGTGGTGGCGACCAACGCAGTCACGAACGGGACGTTCGCGGTCGCCGCGTTCCAGCTCGCCGCGCAGCTCTGGGATCGCGAGGACGCGACGGTGCGGGTCGCGGAGCAGCATTCGGACTTCTTCGTGCGCAACATGGTCGCGATCCTGGCCGAGGAGCGCATGGGCCTGACCGTCACCCGGGCGACCGCGATCGTCAAGGGCTCGTTCTAACCGGAGTACTCCTCCGAAGCACCTCGCCCGGGGGCGTTTCCCTTTCGCTCCCGGGCGGGGATTTTTTTCAACACGAGACGAAACAACGCATGGATCCGCATCCGATCGAGCAACCTGTCGAGCTGCGAGCTCGACGCCGCTACATCGGCACCGAGGAGGGCACCGTCAAGGCGGGCCAGATCTTCCGGCTGCCCGCGCGCGTCGCGCGCCAGCGCATCGAGGCCGGCCTCGCCGAGCTCGCCGCCGGCCCGCTCAACGGGCCGAGCGAGACGAAGCCCGCGGAGCCTTCGGAAAAAAAGTTCTCCGGCGCGGAGACGCCTGGCCGCTTGACCGGTTCAGCGTTGTCTGCCGCGCCTGGTTCGGAAAGAACGTCTATCTCCTCGGCGGTGGGCCGAGCCTCACGCCGGCGCAAGTCGAGCGCGTCCGGCGGGCCTGTGACCGGGAACCTCACTGGCATCGAGTAATCGCGATTAACAACGCCTACGAGCTCGCGCCGTGGGCGGACGTCCTGTACTTCGCCGACCTCGACTGGTGGCAGCGCCACCGCGAGGTGCCGGCGTACCGCAGCTTCGCCGGCGTCAAGGCGACGATTGAGCAGACGGGGTGCTCGATCGACGAACCCGGCGTGTTCCTGCTCCACAACGCCGGCGAGCTCGGGATCTCGAGCGAGCCGAACGCGCTCGCGACCGGCGGCAATAGTGGCCACCAGGCGCTCAACCTGGCGGTCCTCGCCGGGGCGAGCCGAGTCGTGCTGCTCGGCTACGACATGGGGCACGCCGGCAAGCGCACGCACTGGCACAGCGGGCACCCGAGCCGGACCGACGAATCCGCGTTCATGCGCTTTTGCGCGGCGATGGCGACGACGGTAAAGCCGCTCGCGGCGCTCGGCGTGCAGGTGATCAACTGCTCGGGCGGTGTGCTCGAGTGTTTCCCGAGGGTGCCGCTTGAAAGCGTACTGCCTGATCCGTGAGGGGCCGCACTACCGGCACGACGCGTTCGTCGCAGGCCTCAAGGCCGCCGGCTACGAGGTCGTGTGCAAGCGGCCGCCGGTGATTATGGGCGGCGACGTGCTCGTGATCTGGAACCGCTACGGCGAGAACCACCAGCTCGCCGAGCGCTTCGAGCGCGCCGGCGAGGCAGTGCTCGTCGCGGAGAACGGCTACCTCGGCCGCGATCCCGAGGGGATCCAGTACTACGCGATCGCGCGCGGCGGCCATAACGGCTCGGGCACCTGGCCGGAGGGCGGGGTAGAGCGGTGGACGCGGCTCGGCGTCGAGCTCGCGCCCTGGCGCGCCGGCGGCGACTACGTGCTGGTTGCGCCGAACCGCAGTTTCGGCTCGCCGAAGATGATCATGCCCGTCGGGTGGGGCGAGCGCACCGCGCGCGAGCTCGAGCGCGCCGGGCACAAGGTGCGCCTCCGGCCGCACCCTGGAACGCGCAAGCCCGAGCGCCCGCTCGAGGAGGATCTCGCCGGCGCCCGAGCGGTCGTGATATGGGCGAGCTCGGTCGGCGTGCACGCTCTGGTCGCCGGCGTGCCGGTGGTGTGCGAGGCGCCGTACTGGATCTGCAGAGGCGCCGCATATCGCGCGTGGACCCCGCAAGAGGCAGACGACGAGCTGCGCCTCGATCGGTTCGGTGCGATGCGCCGCCTCGCGTGGGCGCAGTGGACGTTGTCGGAGATCGCGTCGGGTGAGCCGTTCCAGCGGCTGCTCGCCGCAACAAACTAACGGCTGAGAGGATAGCGCGCTATGAAGCAAGCCCGGAAAGTCTCGCTGATCAACGTTCACGACTACCGCGAGGGGTACTCGGCATATTTCGAGATCAACGTCTCGGGCAGTGACGCCGACGGGTGGCGGTGGCGCGCGCGGATCATGTCGCGAAAGGAGCTCGCCGACCAGGCTGACGACAACACGCCGCGCATGAACAAGGTGCTCGAGCACGCCGTCGACGTCTGCAAAACCAAGGACGAGGCCGACACCGCGGGGCAGACCTGGTGCCTCGAGCATATGAAGGCGTACCGCCTGCCGACGAACAAGCAGGCGGGCTTTGTGTCGATGTTCTCGATGCTCGCGCGGTGGCTGCTTGCGGCGTTCCGGCCGCTGATGACAATCAGCTACTCGACGACGATCCGCTCGAACCGTCTCACGCAGGTGATCAATGCGATTGACGGCGGCTCCGGCGCCGGCCTCTTCCGTATCTACGACGGTTCGCGGCCGGGGACGTGCGGCACGGCGACTACGCTGCTTTCCGAGATCACGCTCTCGGATCCGTGCGCGACGGAATCGGGCCAGGTGCTCACGTTCGACAACACCCCGGCGTTGACCGACTCGAGCGCGAATGCGACGGGGACGGCCACATGGTTCCGCGTCGTGGATTCGACCGGCACCTGCTGCATTGACGGCAGCGTGGGGACGAGCGGCAGCGACTTGAACCTGGTCACGACGTCGATCGTCGCGACGCAGCCGGTG